GGCGGCATAAATCCGTACCGCTTTGCCTGTGAAGTTCGCGTACATCCACTCGATGATCTTGTCAGCCTCTTCCGCAGTAAATGGGTCGATGACTTTTTTGTTTCGCGCAGGCAGCTGAATTGGGTCTGAAGGGTTCCGCGCGATCACCTCGTCTCGTACAGCAGTGTTGAATAGCGCCTTGAGCCTGACGATTGCAGATCGCTTGACCGTTTTTCCTCCCCACTCAGTTGCACCAATGATCTTGCGCAGGAGCATTGATGTGATGTCGACCATGGCAATACGGGAAAGGGCCGGCATCCAGTATCGGTTCATTGTCCCCCGGTAGTTGTCGCGCGTCCCTTCGACGATCTCTCGGCTATCGAGCCAGGTCTGCGCGTACTCACCAAATGTGATTTTTTCCGAAGCGTTCTCGCTGGCATAGCTGGAGTTCGGAAAGAGTTCGGCATATTTTTCCTCGTTCAGAACCCCATGCTTGGCCAGGCTTATTACTTGAGAACGGAGATCAGCTGCGGCCTTGATCCCTTTTGCCGTCTGTGGGTAGGGAAGGGTTTCACAACGCCGGTATCGCCAGGTGAATCGAATCCGGACTGCATCACCAGCGAATTCAACTCCGGTGGGCAATTCCATATGCTTTCTTGCCATGCCTCATATCTCCTGATGCTGTAAAAAACCCGGCTGTCGATCTTGTTCCAGACGCCTTCGGGGATTACCCCGCGGAGCCTTTTGCCCTCAAGGGCGCGACCGGTTATGCCAATGAGCTGCGCCATGCGCGCCTCTGGAACCTTGTCGAAGGGGTATGTCTCTTGCGGGTCGTCTTTGCTGTTCATGGCGCGCTCCATGCCGCGCAGCGGCAGAAGGTGGTTATTGAGTGGCCTTGGCCAGGGCGGCACGGGCTCGGTCGATGTTTTCCGACTCGCCTGGCTGCACGTCATCCCAGTGGGCCAGCAAGGGGCGCAGCGCCTGGGCCAGGTAGGCCTGCGTGGCCATCAGCCGGCCAAGCTCTTCGGCCGACTGCCGGTGCAGGGCAATGTCGGTAACCAGTGGTTTTGTGGTGCAGCCGCTGTATTTCTGGATGCGAGCGTTGAGCCGGTCCAGAAGTGGCCGGCCGTCAAATATGTGGGGCATGGGGATTCCTCGCCCGCCAAGCCGGCGGGCACGTAGGGGATTTGGGTTAGGATTTTGCTTTCTCGGCCAACTCGCAGTCGGCGGCCAGTTTCAGCAGGTTGCGGGTGGTCGGCTTGAAGCCTTCCGTGTTTGGGAAGTGCTGGTGCTCGTGACCCTCTGGGTACGACTCGAACGGGCCGTGCCATGGCCACATCTGGCACCACGACTCCCACACGGTGTATGCATCCTCGCCGTCGCCCTGCCAGTCGGTACCGCCACCAACGGACGGCACATGGCTTACGCGAGTGCGCTGTTCATAGGCCAGCGCTGAAGGCTCATCCTTGTCGATCCAGGCGCGCCCGTAGCTATACGGGTACAGCAGAACAAGGCGCTTGCTCAGCTTCTTTTCGATTCGGGCCTTCATGGCTTCGGCCCCTTGTAGATGAAGACGTAGGCGAACCAGAGGGTGGCGATCATGGCGTCACCCGATCCGCCAAATCCTCTGCGGTTATCTGATACTCGACGACGTTACGCACGCGGTAGAACGTCGCGGTGCAATGCTTGCTGATCCATTCGGTCAAAAGTGCGTCGAGCTCCTGGCGGGCCTCATCAGGAACATCCGGCCAGTCCTCCGCGAATTCGCCCACATCGTCATAGGCGCGCTCGCCGAGCATTTCAATGACGTCGCCCGCATCGACATAGCCAGCGGTGTTTATCGGGAATTTCTCTCCCTTCCAAACGGTTGCCCCGACGTCAAGGTCGTCGTTCTCGTCTAGCAGCTCACCAAGACTGTCGCAATTGAACAGCTCTTCATCGGCTGACCAGGTTTCGTCGGGGATTCTCTTTTCTTCAGGCATGACTTCGTCCTTGCCGCTATAGCGGCTGGAATTGAGGGAGGCTGTGCGAATAGCGGGTTGTACCGTGTTGTGGCAGGATTCGGCAGGATGGATCAATTATTCAGGCAAAGTCATGGCAGAAGACTCACGAGATTCAGAGACACCAAGAAAGAAGTTCGACCTTGTTGATGAGTCAGATAGAGGGGCGGCGATAGTTGGCGCAGCACTACTGGAAGATAGTCTTGTCAGCATGCTTAAGGAAAAAATGTTACTGGATGCGATGTCGCAAAAACAGGTCAAGGATATTTTTGACTTAAGTGGACCGCTATCCAATTTTTCAGCAAAAATATCTATAGCTTTTGCATTTGGTTTTATAGATAAAACCACGTTTGATGATCTGCAAATAGTAAGAAAGCTGAGAAATAAGTTTGCTCATTCTTCAGGAAAGCTTTCGTTTGATGATGGTGAAGTAAAATCGCAGATCAATAATATGCACTGCTTCAAACTCGCCGTTCAAGAATTCCCGAGACGCTTTTCACCGGGCTCAGATGGCGAGCCAGATGAATGGAAAATGCGTGCGGATGGATATATTCGCCTTAACAAGGCCGCGTTTTCGATAGCGGTTAAAGATCTGTCAATGCGAATAAAATTTTCTTCAATGATTCGGGACCTCAAGATCCACGGTTTGCCCCTTCCGGAAGCATTCGCTATGTTCAAGGATGTTTACGATTCATAAGTTTGTTGATCGTTTGAGCGTCCTTCATACCTTTACCTGCTGCTGTTCCTGGCTCAGCGCCTGCTGGACTGCGTGAATGATCCGCTCGAGGTAGGCGTAATCGGGGTTTGGCTCGGTGGCATCGTTGGCCAGATGCCACCACTCATCCCCAAAAATCTTGTTCATTAGGTCGCTGTGCGCGCCGTGGAGATGGTCAATTGATGGCGATTCGCGGAGATCTTCAGCTTCGGTGAACAACTCGCGGGCTTCGCCCTGACCGAGTTCACCGCGCCGGCGGTCTTTCAACACGTTTACCTGCACTTTGTTTGCAAGCGCATCACCACTAAACTGCCGCGAGCTCATCGCCTGGTCGAAGTAACCGATGATGTAGCCGGTGTTCAGCTCGCAGAAGAACTGCCCGATGCTCAGACCATCCCACATGCCACCCCAATAGGCCGTCCAGCTCTTACCCCAGCAGCTGACGGTGATCTTGCCTTTGCATGGGGCCAGGTCCTCAAGGAAGACGGTGATAGGGTCGAGGCTCGGCGCGCCGGTGATCACCAGCTTCGTGACTGTCGAGCGTTCCAGCTGCAGCGGCGCGTCGACTTTGTTTTCTGTAGGCATGGGTAGTCCTTGCCGGGCCATGCCCGGGCGGTGGAGTGGGGGAGTTACGCGGCAGCCATCAAGGCTTCGATAATTCGCTGGCCTGCCAGCGGCGGCACCGCATTGCCGGTCATGTGCATGGTCAGGCGGTGGTTGTCCGGGCGAAGCGTGTCCTTCGGGAAGGACTGCGCGGCCATGGCCTCGTCGGCGGTGATCATGCGCATCCGGTCGCCGTCCACCACGGCCCAGCGGTCCAAAGTGGTGATGGTCCCGATCGGGCGGTCCAGGCTGCGGCCGGTGAGCCCTGACCCGGAACCGTAGTAGGGCATCACGAAACGCTCCCCGAACCGTTCCCGTCCATTTTTCACGCGCGTCAGCGTCGATTCGGCACGCCCTGGCTTGATGATCGGTGACCACTTGCCGGCGTTGAAGTCGATAATCTCGCTGGCCGGCACGTGCTGGTGTTGATGCAGCTGCAGGTGCAGCGGCGCTTTGCTGCGGGAGCAGACCATGAACAGCCGCACCCGGTGCTGAGGAACGCCGAGGTCTGCACAGTCCACGATATGCGGTGCCAGCGAGTAGCCCAGGCGCTGCATCGCATCGGCCCAGGCTGGGTAGAGAATCCAGTCCATGAACTCCGGCACGTTCTCGATGATGGCGAAGTCTGGTCGGTTGACCTCAGCGTTAGCCACCGGCGCCCAGGCCGTCGAGCGCGAGTTGTCGTGCTGTGGGTTGCCTGACGCCTTGCCGCGCGCCTTGGTGTGGCCCTGGCAGCAGGGGGAGGCCAGCATGACGTCATGCTTTGGCACCTGAGACCAGTCAGCTTGGTGCAGGTCCTGGCATACATGCTGGGTTTCAGGGTTGTTCTTGGTGTGCCACTCAACGGCGGATGGCCAGTGGTTGGCGGCCCAAAGAACATTGAGCCCGGCGTCTTTCCCGCCGCGGGTCCATCCGCCGAAACCAGAAAACAAGTCAATTGCTGTGAGCATGGGGAGTCCTTGCCGGGCCATGCCCGGGCGGTGGAGTGGCGTCAAGGGGGGGGCGCGAGAGAAAGTTTCTCTCAGGGCCCCCGGCTGTTTTTTGGCTTGGGTATGGCGAAACAATACGGGCAGACAAATTGACCCGGGGCACTACTGAATGAAACGACTGACCGAGTGGATCAAACTGATCACTGTCATCCTTCGCCTTATCGCCGCGATCATCCGTACCGGCTGGCTTTGAGCTACGATGGCCCCTTCCTCTAAATGGGCTGGACCATGACCAAGCACGATATTTACGATGAGATCGAAGGCTTTCAGGTTTGGAACTACATGGAGTGCGACAAGGACGAGCAAGGCCGGGAGACCTGGCGTATCAACGTCGAGGTGAAGCGCGGTGGTGAGGTGGTGGTGCCGGTTGTTGCGGGTGACCGAACGTATGTTGACCGTGGGCTAGCGCAGGTTGCTGGGCGTGAAGTCGGTGCCAGGCTGATAGCTGGTCGCTGAGCTCGTTAGATCAGGGCGAGGTCAGGCGAATATGTTTCGACTTTTGCCTGTTCCAAGGTAGTGGAGATCTTGAATAGCCATCTGCTGCTCAACGGAGAACATCGGGTTGCATTCGGTGCAGTGGCCAGCGATCTGAACCGCGTGGAAGCTGAGCTCATCCAGGTCGTGATCCCGCAAGCAGGATGGGCAGGTGATGGCCAACTCAGCGTCCGGGCAGCAGTGCTCGGCGCCCTTCTTGTCGCTATGAGCCTGATCACAGGCCGGGCACAACCAGCACTCCGAAACCTCCGGCCGGCAACACCGCTCCGCATCGTACTCGTCGTCATGTAGTTCGTTGCAGGCGCCGCACTCCCACTTCATGACGACTTCGCCTCTTTTGCTCATGGGGTATCTCCAAGCGTGCGCCTGCCTCGCCGGCTGGCGTGATTCGTAAATTGGGCTGATGATTTGCACTCAGCAAAAACCTGACGGTGACTGCTATGAGCACGAAAACCGATGTGGAAGCGATACGCCTGATCGGCGATGAGGTTGTACGGCTACTCAGCCTTCCTGATGAAATACTTGAAGCCGAGGTGCGCCAGGGGCTTAAGCTGATCGCTGACCTTGCGCGGTGGCGCGACCTGGCTGGCCTGCCTGCTACCGAGCCTTCTGGTACAGTTCGTTGATATGGGGTATTACGGGTGACCGGCATGGAGCCGGATCAAGGAGAAAAAAATGGTTGGAATTACCGAACTCAAGGCGTATCACCAACTCAACCAGAAGGCACTTGAAATCCATCGGCAGTGGGATGATCTGGACGCCCACGAACTGCTTCCTTTCGCAGTTCTATTAAAAGAGTCTTCGCAGTCTCTGAGCGCCCTGGGTGGTGAGGATTGGCACCGAAAAAAGGACATGAGTCGCCATCTCACGTGCCTTGTGAACTACCTCAAAGACGACAACAAGGATAAGTGCTGGACGGATATCAAAGATTTGATCTATTCCGATCTTCCAGCTCTTGGTTATCGCCTGCTCACTCTGGCGGATGTGCAGCGTTAATAGTTGCGCTTGAGTTGCTCAACCAATTGTGTCGGGAGGTTCTTGATGGTCAGGCTGCTGCTGTCCCGGTCGAACTCAACGAGCGAGCCGAGTAGGTGCGACTCGAAGCTGATCGACAGCCCTTCGGCGCGTCCGGTGAAGCGCCGGAAGTGGTTGATGGTCTTCTTGTCGGCGGGGATGGTCGGAGAAAGGCCGTAGTCCTTGTCACGGATGAAGTCGGCGAAGGTCTTGGGGTTGTCCTCGTCGATCAGTTCCGACAACTCGTCCAGGCTCACCGGCTCGCCCATTTTGTTCTGGGCTGTCGCGTAGTCGACGAGGGCGGCTGTTTTCTCGCGGGCCGACTCTTCGCCCAAGTCCTCGCTCTCGACAAAGTCGCTGAAGGCCTTGAGCAGGGTGCGGGTCTCGCCCGGGCCGTCAATCCCTTCCTGGCAGCCGATGAAGTCGCGGAAGTAGTCGCTGATCTTGCGTCCCTGTTTGCCCTTCAGGTACGAGATGTACTGGCGTGACCGCGGGTTGTTCTTCCACTCGCTGATGTTGATGCGCGCGGCCAGGCGGATATGGTCCAGATCCAGGCGCTTGACCGTCATCAGGGCAAGCTCTTCGGTCATGGTCACCGCCTCTGTTTCTTGCACCAGGGCGATAATCAGGTACTCGGTCAGGCCTTGTTGGTAGTGGCAAAAGAGGGCGTGGCCGCCGGTGGAAAGATTCGACTCTTCCATCAGCTTGACCAGGTGTTCGACGGCGATGGTGCTGAACTCGAGGAAGTCGGAACCGCCGGCCAGGTATTTGCCAAGCCAGCCACTGAATGGATACGCGCCTGACTCGGCATGGAATAGGCCCCAGCCCTTGCCGGCGGTGGCGTTGTAGCTTTCGTTGAACTGCTGGACCAGATCGTCGCGCGCCGAGCTCTCGACCTGCTCGGAGCTGCCGAGGAACAGAACGGCGGGGCTGCCGTCAGGCTTCTTGTCGATCTTGTGGATTACGCTATGGCGTACTGGCATTGCGATTACCTCGAGTGCGCGCCGCCCTCCGTGACCGGTGGTGGCAATTTGGTTTTGGTTGGGGTATTACGGGTGACCGGCATGACGCCGTGCAAGGAGCGATTAAGAGTGAAAGTTTTTATTAGTTGGTCTGGGGACCGTAGCAGGGCGGTAGCTGAAGTCTTAAGTGATTGGATAAAGTGCGTGCTGCAAGCTTCTGAACCTTGGATTTCGACACGTCATATTGATCGTGGGTCTTTATGGTTTACAGAGATAAATGAGAAGCTAAGAGATATAAGTGTAGGTATTGTTTGTTTGACGCAAGAAAACAAGGAAAAACCTTGGATATTATTTGAGTCTGGTGCGTTGGCGAAGGGACTAAGCAGTAACAGGGTTTGCACGTTCTTAGTGGATCTGCAACCCCATGATTTGACAGATCCACTTGCTCAGTTCAATCATACAAAGCCAGATAAGACTGGCGTGTGGGAGCTCATTAGGACTCTGAATTCCTGCCTGTTAGAGAAAACCCTCGATGAGCGAGTTCTCGAGAAAGCATTTAACGTGTATTGGCCGATTTTCGAAGCGGATTTCAAAGCAGCTGTTTCCGCAAATGAACCAGAGAAACAAGCAAAACCTCGGCCAAAAGAAGACGTCTTGATGGAGATTCTCTCGGCTACACGGGATATAAGCAGACGAGTAGGACAGCTTGAGACGAATAATCCTTCCCTTGCATCGCCTCGATTCATAAAACCTCGGCCGAATTACCCTGATATGCTCAAAATGATTCGTGCGGGAGACTCTGTTGTTGATGTATTGAACACTCAAGTCAAGAGGGGGGTTGACCCAGATTTCGCTATTCAGGCAATTAATGAGATTTTAGAGAGTTTGAATGATTCAAGGCTGAATCCAACGAAGGGTGAGCAGGGGGATGTTAAATGATTGTTGTTGCACCTAGTATGATTTTTCTCATCTTATTATAGAACCGAGTTGGCTCGCTTTTAGCTCGTTGGGTTGCTTTGCCAAACACTGCAACTCAGCGGCTTTCAACTGTCGCTACACGCTTTTACTTAGCTCATAACATGTTGCACTATTTCGCAGTATCCAGCACTGGATTTGAAGTCGGCGATGATCAGGTTTCTCAGTAGCCTCTGGTGAATGTCCTGCTGATTTTGATGGCGTGAGCGGCCATGACCCGCTTGAGGTCAGGCTTGAGTACCCCGGCGACTTCAACCGTAAACTTCTCGACGGCCAATGCAGCGTTCTTCTCTGCTGCCTTCTTGCGCTTGCGGCGCCGCTTCAGGGCTTCCGCCGTCGGCTGTTGTTCTTCCTCGGACATGGCCTACCTCTTCTATTCCACTGGCCGGCAGTGCGAGCCAGGTTGGCCGGCGCCTTGCGCTGACCTGCTTGTGGATTCGCCTCATGCGGCGACCTTCTGTTGATTCCAGGCGCCGACGGCATCGAAGATCCGGGCCGCGTGCGCCTCATCGAGAGAAACGGCCTCGGGAATGGCGATCCAGCCTGAGGCCACTATCTGGCTCGGGTTTGCCGAGTTGCGCAGCTCCTTGTAGCAATGCTCGATCACGTCTTCCAGGTGATCGGAGAGGTAGTTACCGTTCGGCGCAACCTCGACCGACTTGCTGTAGCGGTAGCCGCGGGCATCGATACAGAGCGCGCTGATGTAGATCGTCCAACGGTGGGGAATGCCGCAGACGGCTTGGCCGATCTTCCCGGGGGCGATGTTCTTGAACGACTTGTAATTGATCATTCCCTGCCTGCCGCTGGGATCAATGTTCACCACTGCGACGTGGTTGGTGGAGAGGAGGGCGCGGCACGATCGCTCGATGCGCGCCTTGAGGTTGTGCGGTTTGCGCTTGCTCATAGCGCGTTCGCCATTTTGCGCAGCGCCTGGCGCTCGGCCCGGGTTAGAACCCTGGGTTTGCGCTTAAGAACCGTGTCCGGGTCAATTTTCGTCGAGCGGGCAGGTGGGAGCGGGTTTCGCGGTGGACTCTTAAGCTCGGCGATCTGGCCGCCGGCCGCCAGGAACTGAGCGATCTGTGCGGATATCGCGTCCGCGCGCTGGCGCTGCTGCTCGACCATGCTGAGGTGGTTGCTGATCATGCTGCTTTACTCCGCAGTTTCGCCTCGTATCCGTCCACCAGCAGCTTGAACTCCCAGAGATCCTCTTCGAGCTTTTCGATGTAGTCGTCATCGCGCTTGAATTCCTGCAGCCAGAGCTGGCGGCCGACAGGTTTCAGGAGCGGGCAGTACATTCCGATGTGCCACCACTTTCGATCAGTGATCCACATGCAGCCCTGCACCTGGTCGATGACCTCGCTGGCGTCGTTGTCGATGTGGAAAGCTCGGAGCTTGTCGGGGGCCAGGAAGCACTTGTATTCGGAGCCGCCATCTTCACCGATGAATCCGTCTGCGCTGGCGCCGAATACGCCATCGTCGGTCTTCACCAGGCCGACCTGCGTTACAACAAGGCCCTTCTGGATCTCGTGCTCCATCCGGGCATCTGGTTCCAGCTCGTGCCCTCGGCGCATTTGCCAGGTCTCGAACCCACCATCCAGCGGTGCGCCACCAATGCGCTCTACGGCCAGCTCAAAGGCGTACGACAGTGCCGCGTTGGACGGCTCGCCGACCTTCTCGCCGTCCAGGGCGCGCTGTACCACTTCAGCCTTCGGCCCAGCCTTGTAGCCAGCCAGATCGCGAGCACGGGCTTCAGTATGCCCGGCGAGCATCGCGTCCACATAGGTGCGCTGCTGGGCAGTCAGCCCATTCACCTTGGAGCGGGCGGTGCTGAACATGCTGGCGGTGATGACGCCGGCTCGACCTTGGAGCCACTCGGGCGAGCCCTGTGCACAGTTGACGATGATCATGGATTGGCTCCTGCTTGAGGGGCAGTGCTGAGCTGCTGCCCGCGAGTGGTAACGGCGACCTTCAAGGCGTCGTAGAGGTCGGTTGCGGTTTTCTTATCGGTGGCTTTGAGGTCTTGGGAAAACTGAACACCCGTCTGCCAGATGGCCGTTAGGCCCTCTTTCGTGTCAGCGGCGTATGCCTTCGGTACCCATTCATTCAGGAGCTCCCCGAGGCTTGGCGGCTGCTCTCCACCGCCGTTCCCGTCGTTATCTTCATCCGTCAGCACGACGTTGAAGATCATCATCGTCAGATAGCGACGGGCATAGCTGAAGGTAGAGCCGCTGGCGTGCACGCCGGTCTTGTTCACGCTGCCCTTGATCCCTACCGAGTCGATTGGGAGGTCGACGTGATATTTCTTCGTGTGTCCGGCCTCATGCATGCAGTCGCAGACAGTGCGGATATGGCCAACCAGCGGGCTGTCGCCGGTGCCGAACGACAGTGAGAAGCCGTGAAGCGTGTAGACCGGTGAAATCTTCCGGTCAATCGACTCAAGTGCGGCGTAGCTGCTGTTCGTTTGGGTGTTGAACTTGTCGCGAAAAACGGGCTCGATTTCTGCTTGGGCGCGAACCATGGCAGCGTTGAAGGCCGCCGCCGCCGTACGGTCCGTGTGGCGCTCGTACATTTCCATCATCTTCTGCATTTTGTCTGCATCGAAGGCTGGATCGGTCGCGGCGCGCTGGATCATGGTCAGCATCGCGGTTGACTCATTGGTGGCCGCCGGACTGGCGACCTGCCGGGCATCGGGGCGCTCGGCCAGGGCTGCATTACTCATGACAACCTCAATACTGAATACTGATGGATGGGATGAAGCCACTCGCGATCAGCTTCACAGCCAACCGCGCGCATTCTTCGTTCATGCCTTTGGCCATGAAAGCTTCTTTGGCGGCCTTGTAGATGGCGCCCTTGTGCGCCTTGTCTGCTTCGCGGGCGGCAGCCTGGCGCAGGATCTCGTCGGCGGCCTGTTTCTGGCGGGCGACCTCTGCCAGTCGTGCGCGCTCTGCTGCTTCGGCTTGTCGGCGCTCGGAGTCGATCCGCTCCTGGTTGGCCCGCTGCTCGGCTTCAACCTGCTCGCGCTTGGCCTGCTCGGCGCGGCGCTCCGCCTCAGCAGCCTGAAATTTGAGGTCGTCTTCGCGCTTCTGTGCGGCCGCCTGATCGTTACGGACACGTTGAGCCTCTGCATCGCGCTCGCGCTGGGCTTTTTCTTCGGCTTCGCGGGTAGCTCGCTCTGTCGCCTCCCGGGCAATCCGGACTTCGTGATCCTTCTTGTCGCGGGCTTCTTTCTCTTTGCGCAACCGGACTAGTTCAGCCTGTTCGGTCTCGTATGTGGTGCGCTCGGCCTGCAGACTGCGCAGCTTGGTCAGGGCGAGGTCTTTCGCCTCGGTAGCCTCGGCCAGGAACTCCTCCCACGCATCGTCGAGCGCGATGGCTTCAAGATCAGCAATTACCCGGGCGACCACAGATGCCGTCGGCGTTTCGCCGAACAGGGCCATATCCTTGATCTTCCGAATGCCGTCGTTGTGTTTGTCGACCCGGGCGTCTTCGGCCTTTTCCCAGTCATCCAGCGGCTTGCGGACTTCCTTCTGCCAGGCTTCCAGCTTGTCCCATACACGCTTGCGCTCGGCATCGATCAGCTTCGGGATTTCCTTCTGCTTCGCGGAGATCTCTTTACCGACGGCCTCAAGTGCTGTCTTCGATTTCGCAATTTGGTGCGCCATTGACGCATACGCCTCGCGCCCCTTCCTTGTTTTGAGATCAGGAAGAACTTTCTGAAATTCATCGACCTTTGCACGGACCTGATCAAGCCAAGGGTCGAGGCCGTTGGCTGTGCTGAACACGGCCAGCGCCGTTTCCTTGGGTGGCACGACGGCCAGTTGAGTTTCTGCGGACATGGTTGTTCCTTGCGCCATGCCGTTGCCGGGGCGCTGTGAAAGGGTGCTGGTTATTGAATGATGCGATCGGCGAAAGCGCTGAGCAGGTGTTCGCGGCTCACGCGGCATCAGCCTTTTGTTGTTCGTCCTGATCGGCGGCCAGGTCATGGGCAATCTCTTCGGCGCGGGCCCGGCCATACTCGTTGGCGTGCGGTCGGATCAGCGCTTCGGCGACATCGTGGAGCGCAGTGGGGTGATGCGTGCTCTTTGGCTGACCCAGGGCCGTACATGCGAGATCAAAGGCCTTGCCGTGCACCCGGCGCCCGTCGGCGATGACTTCGCAGATCATCTGCTCAATCGGATATTCGCGATTGTCGGTCAGCAGCGGGGCAATGTGTTCCTGGGCGCCGAGGTGCTCGGCCAGGGCCTCGTACAGCGATTGCGGGGTGACCAGGGCGACAGTCTTTCCGTGGGCTCGCGGTGCCGTCACGTTATCACCGCAGATCAGCGAGTTGATCGCATCGTGCAGCCAGTCCGGGCCTTCCGGGGTTTCGAGGAAATCAGTCATCACGACTACTCCTGTGATTGCTCGAGATCCCGCGCCAGGGCGCAGGCCGCGTTGTGGTTGAAGCGGAAGCCCTTCACCTTTCCGGTGACGCTGTCCTTGATGTGGTAGGCGTTGCCCACCGGGACGACCTTGAAGCGGAAATTGGTAACCGGGGCCTTGATGCCCGTCAGCGCATAGAACTCGGCGGTGGCGATCTTGGTGCGCCGGCGAATATCGGCCAGCGTGTTGCGGCGGAGCTGGGTGCTGGGATGCATGGTTGCCTCCAACGTGGCGGGTGCTGGTCCAACAAAACTCGGCTGCACTCATCCGTTCCGCTGGTTGCCGATGGGCGCGGAGGGGAGTGCATGCGGGTTTGGTCGGGGGAGGGCCGGCAGCGTGTAGCGGTGCGATGTCGCTGCTCGTGCAATCAAAAGACTTACTTGAAACGGTGATGAGTTAGCGTTTCGTGGCGGCACCTCTTATGATCTTCAGCGCTGTGAGCATGGACGAAAATCACTAACCCGCTGGGGGCTGCTTAAATGGAAAGAAGCTACTTTTTGACGACTCTTTTGCTGGTTCTACATCAGATAGATGCGGCCTTTTGGCGCGAATGGGAGATGCTTTATGTGCCCGGCGGAATACAGGGCTTTCTCCTTTTCAATGCCGTGGCCGTTCCCTTTTTGTTGATTGGTTATCGGCATGTTTTGCTTGGTACGAGCAGTGCTTTTTTGTACGCCAAAATTTGTG